CCTAAATTCCGAGATAGGATGCGTCAAGGTCGCCGCCTGTCATCGCATCGTCATAATCCCGTTCGTCTTTTTCGTCATCGTCGTAAACAACTTTTGCAGGCTTTTCTTCTTTCAGAAGAACTCTGGAAATGCAGAAGTAACGCGCAGCGTCGATTACGTGGGTCAGCTCATGCGGCTGTTTGGCGCAGTCGTTCGGGTTCGTCTCGTCTGCTTGGATGATCTCAAGCGAGTTGATCAGCTCTTTGCATGTATTGAAAATGATCAGTCCGGGTTTTCCGTCGCCCATATCCGAAAGCATCTGCTTAAGCTGAATGTGGCCTTGGACGCGGTTGTTGTTCGCTTTCGTAATGGAGACGCCGTTCAGATAGAACAGCTCTGCCATGCTCTTGCCGGTGTCCTTCTGGCGGTTCCATATATCCGGCGGCGAGAAGGTGTTCATGATGTTTTCGTTCGGAAGCGTAAGCTCAAGCGTTTTCTGCGCCGCTTCCGTAACGATCATGTTGCTCCCAGTGAATTCACGGTATACATAGCATCGCCCGTCCGGTGCAACTGCAAACCAGAGCAGAGCAAAGCAGTCAAGGCCGTAGTCGAATGCGCGGTATCTCAGCCAGTTGGAATTGATCTGGAACGGTTCGCATACATGTCTGTCACGACGGAACTCAGAGAAATACGCGCCGCTTAATGCATTCCAGTCTCCATAACGGTGTGCTTGACGAATCTTTTCCGGAAGAGATGAAAGCATCATTTTATATGCTTTGCCACCCGGAGAATTCAACAGAGCTGTGTTGTCATCAATGGTTGCTGGAATGAACAGATAGTCCTTCGGATTCTCGTCTTCTTCCGGGTTTGTTTTGCTCCTGTGGAAATCTCGATCTACAAACAGTCTTTTGACCCACTGGTGTCCGATACCGCCCGGATTGCAGGTGAGGTAAAACCGCTTTGGAATATCATTTACACCACGAAGGCAACCACCAAGCGTTCTGAATTCGTGATAGGAAAACTGGGTTGCCTCGTCCATAAAAATCCAGTCATATTCCTGCAAGTGTGTTATCGCAAAGGCTTTTTATCCTCTGCTTCTCACGGTTTCCCGTGAGTTCAGCATATCTTTTCATCCCTTCGGGATGTCGCGGCCTCGTGGGTCTGTTATTTCAAGACCTATGCGTTGCGGCTGGCTTTCGCCTTCACCTCTGATTAGCTTGCGATTTCTCGTTTAGCCTTCCAGCTTTTTTCCGCGATTGTTCGATAGGCATTACTGCCTAAAGGGGCAAGGAAGTTTACCCTGATACTCTCGCTCTATTGTGTCGAGAGAATTCGCATGACCAAATTTTATGTATGATCCATTGCGGAAGTAGAGCGTTCTTAACGCGCCGTTATATGACGCTACGCTTCCGGGGACCATCTTCAGAATCGGCTCTATGTGGTTTTGTTGTAGCTCTGGATATGTTCGGCGAATAATCAATATTCGAATTCCGGGCCATTCCAGTGCGCCGCCGACAGCCTTCACGCGAATTGAATAGCTTTTCCCGCTTCCTCGCGCCCCACCATAAGCAGTAAACAATGTCCTTGATTGCAGAAATTGAACTTGCTTTGGGTTTGGCGTTCCGAAGTCGATTACTGCTTCATTCGGTTTCGGTTTCGGTTTCGATGTGTTCTTGATTGGAGCTCTTGGCATAGCATTCTCCTTAAATGGTTGCGGGGCTCAGGGTTGAACTGAGGTTGTCGGAGCATGATTCCGCGATCCTACCATTGGACGACCCCGCTATATGGGGGATTTCTCCCCCGGAGTTATCGACTGACTTCAACGGCCTCGTCATCGAGTTCGGGAAGGTTGCACATGTACTTGTAGCCTTTGAACTCTTTCCCGAATTTCTTATCCCACGCGAGATCTTCCGCTCTTGCTTTCTCGGCAGCGGCAATGTTGTCGGGATTCCACTGATCATCGATATCGAAATGCGTAATAGCCATTTTGGGTTCCTTTCTGCGCTGGGGGTCATTTTGCACCCCAGCGCTATTTGTTCTTGTAAGGCTTGATTTTCGGTTGCCGAATGCGAAGGTCAGGCGCTCTTTCCTCAATCTTGTAGGTGCGATTGTCCTGATGTAACGTCACGCGGATATTCGGCTTCCGCGTTCTTCTGATCGTAGCCATTATCGATAGAAGTACCAACCGTGATACTTGCCTTCACGGAAGATGAAACGCCTGCGGAAGAACGTAATGTACTTTGTTTCGGGATAGACCTTTTCACTGTCCTTCATGTGCATCCTCCTTCGAGAGCTGCTTGTAAATCTGATGCGCGCCAGTCGCTGCAAGCCCGCTCGCAATCCCAACCGCAATCGCAGTCAGAATATCGTTTGCAGGGAAGTCAGGCATAACGTAAAGACCCACAACACCGAGAATGCCGCCCACAACACCGCAGATGACAGGAAGCCATTTGTTGTCCAGAGCTGTTGCCTTGATAGCTTGAGCAACCAGAAAGCAGATCATGGTGATCGCGGCAACTCCGGCAATGCCAAGGTATTCCATACGGATTCCTCCTTTCCTTATGATTCGTGAAATCTATGATGATAATTCCAGATCGCCTGCGCCAACGCCGGGTCATCTGTAATTTTGTTGCTTTTCGCCCATTCCAGAGCGTCCTGTTCTTTCTTCCACATGAGCTCAACGCTTTTCGCTTCGTCCAAGTCCACAGGGAAGCCCACCTTCGCTTGCACGGACTTTGCCGACATAAGATCTTGGTAGTGCGTCTGATATGCGTCCGTATCGATTGCGCCGCCCGTATTCCATGCATACGTTCTCCAGCACCAATCGGCAATTTTTCCGTACTCTCTGATAACAGCGGAGGGCGCGTACAGGCCAAGACGGTAGTTCCCGATCTGTCGCCTTGCCGCTCTCAGATACGCCTCAATCAGCGAATAATCGCCTACAGGCGCGTTGTAGTCCACGGTGAAGACGAGGATCGTTCCTTCGGGGATACCGAGCTCTCTGGCGCGATTTAGGGCTGATACGCCGTCTGCGTTACCCGCAGAAGCCCCGCCTCTTGCGCGGCTTCCGGTCGTTTCCCAAATGGGAAGGATCGCAAGACCGGCATCGAGAATGTTCTTCGCTTCATTTGCGGTAAGCGCTTTCGACTTCAGCACTCCGGCTTCCGGTACGATATATCTCCCGGCAAACCGATAACCGATTGCATAAAGCTTTTTCGCAGCTTCCAGAGAGATCGAAGCGGCAGTGTCGATTCCTTTGATCATTTTCGAAGTTCCTCCCTCGTCTTCGCTCCGCAGATACCGTCAGCAGAAAGCCCGTGCGCTCTCTGGAACTCCCGAAGCGCCGCGTCGGAAAGCTTGCCGAACGCTCCATCAACATCGAGGTTCGCTCCATGACGGTTTAACTGCCACTGTACCCATCGGTTTTCATCGCGTGATGCAAAGATGCACCAGCGTCCGACATTGTGTGTGGGCTCTTTATAAGGACACTGAGGGTTGTTCTGCTCCGCTTTCTTATCAATCCACACGCAGATATAGTTCTGAACTCTGCGTTCTGCGACGATTTTCCCGTTCGGAAATATGCATTGAGAACTTCCACCGCTATCTAGCATCAACGCAGACACGGCACCAAGCTGTTGCATTTTCGACTTTAACTGTTCCGGGGTGAGTGATTCAGAGCTTCCGTCCTTTGTGCAGAAGAGAATCACCTTATCGTCAGCAGTGAGACCGATTGCGGAGCGGCCTCTGCGCCCTCCGAGCGCGGCGGGATAGGAAAAGGGGCCGGGGGAAATCATTGATACGCAGGTGATGAAGTTTTTGTAGTATCCCTCGTCGAGAGAAGTGTCCATTACGATGTCCGGGCCGTCATTCCAGCCATAGCCCCAATCACTCCACGTTTCTGCGGCAAGATTCTTCCCGTCTACGCGGAGCCAGCAGCACGGACGGAAGTTACCATCGTAAAGTCCACCGTTGATCAGCGCATCGCACCCGGTCTCCTGTCGAATCTGAGCCGCGCTCTTCCGGGCAGAGTTGATGTAGATTTTGATTTTGGTCGGTTTGAAAATGTAGTACATAGAATCACTTTCTGACTTTCCAGTGGCGCATCTGGTTGTACAGGTCATCGATGTAGTTGTTGCCGCCAAGCGCCTTGTATGCTTCTGTCAGCGAGTCGAGATTCTTTCTCTCGAACTCTCTGAGCGTTGGTGTTTCTTCGTCGCAATGCTTGTAGTAGATTCCGGTGATGTCAGAGCGAAGCTGGCATTGCTGTCCTTCGCCGATCTTCTTCAGCTTCTTCCAGAACGCGATCAGAACGGCGATGAAGCCGATTAGCGTCGTGCAATAGCCGATCCATTGAACAACTGTTGACATGGTGATCGCCTCCAGTTACATCTCGGAATACTTATTGATATAGAGCTGAATCCGTGCAGCCTGTTCCATGTGCTTCTCGTGAAGATAATCGTAAAGCGCCTGCATTCCGGCAGGGGGCTCTCCGTTCTCACTTCGGTACGCCTTGATCTTTTCCACAACGGCGGCATGAAGCTTGTCCATGTGTCCCATCTCTTCTTTTGCAAGATTGCGGAACATCTCTGCAAGCGAAGGATCGGTCTCCTTGTTTTTGATCGCGCACTTGATATACTCTTCAGCGCCTTCCAGCTCGTCCTCAATCATTGCGGAAAGTTTCTTGATGATTAACATTGTCATTTCCTCCTTTCACGGAGGGGAGGGGAAGGTTCCCCTCCCCAATATGATTAAGTCGTAGCCGCGCCCGGAGTGTACTTGCCGAGCTGGGTAAGGAGATACTGGGACTGATTCGCGTTGCTGATCTGGTTCTGCGCGGAGTTGAGAGCGAACTGCGCGTCGGACAGACGATCCTGAAGCATCTGCGTCTTGATACTGCAACAGCACTGGTCGAGGTTGTAACCGAGCTGAGCGATCGCCGCGCCCTGTGTGGCAAAGCCCTGATTGATGGCCTGCGTGATCTGGTTGAAGCCTTGGATCGCGTTCACACCAAGGGTATCGATCTGGCGGGCGGTCTCATAGTTGTTGTTCGCGGAACTCAGAAGAATCTGCTGCTGGTTCATCGCGCTCGTCTGAGCCGCAAGCGCAGCGCTCAGATCGTTCTGACCGCCGCCCCACGCGCCGTTGCCGGCGCCGAAGAACAGGAAGAGAAGGATCAGCCAGAGGAAGCTGTTGCCGCCGAGGCCGTTGTCGCCGAGAACGCTTTTGATATCGGAAAGAGAGAAGTTGTTATCCATTGTTAGATAACCTCCTTTTCATAAAAATTTTAGTATAGATTTGTTTTGAGAGTTGATTCTGGTGAACGCAACGCTTATTTAAAAAGAGTTGCGATGTCTTGTGCTTTTGAAAGGAGAGACTGGTATTGCTGTTCGCTCATGCGGCCCGAAGCGCGAAGCTCGTCCACCATTGCTTTCGGGTCTTTGCCTTCCATGGAACGCTTGAAAGCAGCAAAGTCGCTGAGGAAATTACCGCTGCGCGGAACTTGAACATTCAACGCCTGTGCAGGCTTAGGATTCCTCTGTGAATTCAGCATCGACAAAATCGGATTCATAAAGTTTTTCCTCCAGTTTTCTGATTCGTTCTTCCAGCGATTTCGCATTCTTCGGTTCTTTCTGCTTTCGCACCTTTACATCGAGCGGATCAATCGTCTTGATCCCGGCATCGTCCGTCTGAACAAGCCAGATGATCGGCTCATTGAGATCCATGAGAAGTGCTTCGCTTCCGTTTGGCATTTGAAACGCATCGGCACCTTCACGCCCATTCACACGCGGGATTCGCATCGGCTGCTGCGGCATGAACTGCTGAAGCATATTTGCATAACCGTATGAGCTTTGCTGGGGAGACGCGGGGTTGTAAAGGGGAGTTGCGAGATAAGGATTATTAAACATGCTGAAATTGGCCCTCCTTTTCAAAACCATAGATTTACTTTGCGGTCACTGGCTGCGCCGTCAAAGCATTGAATATTTACACTCTTGCAAGTAGTGTTTTGCATCAGCCGCGATTGTTGTGTAAACTGTAAGCAGACAAGCCCTTGCAATTCTGCTTCGTGCCGCGGTACACATTCTCCACGCGCATCATGTCGCGTTTCTTCAACCGTTGTATCTCACACGCAAGGAGATCAGCCCTCGCGCACGGTATTGGGCAAATGTTTTCAATTATTCGTCGTGCTTGCTCGCTGCGACAAGCGCCATGCAGATTATACCAACGGTGCCGCCGATAAACAGTCCGAGCCAAAACATCACAGTGCCTCCAATTTCTTGTTGATGTATAGCGTCGGGTCGGCGCGGTAGTCCACAGTGGCGTTTCCGGTATCGCACCAGACATAATTCTGCCCCAAGAGCGTTACTACATCGTTTGGAGTTAGTTGTACGGTCACAGCATCGGTAAGGGGATATACTACCTGCGCCCCAGTTGTCGGTGTTGTTCCTGCCGCATACACGTCCATGCTTGAAATCCACGGCTCGTTGATGGTTTCCCCGGCGTAGGACGCGATGTTGGCGTGCGTCACGGTCAGCACGCCCGTCGTCACGTCCAGCGTCCCGCCGTAAACCGTGCCAGCGGCAGACTGCCACGATACAGTGACCGTAGGATTTGCCGTCGTGTCGTGCGTTGCATCGACCCACACATTTGCGCCTGTCCAGCCGGAGATAGGGCAAATATTGGCGTATGGCTCGTAGGGAACGTCTGTCGTGGAAATGATAAAGTCATAGAACGTAACGTCCGTTGCGTACTGGTCGCCAGTATTTTCCATGTGCGAAATGAACGCCAAATATCCATCACTTTGAGTCGAAATCGAGTATTCATAACTAAGCGTGTCTGCGTAGATGTACTGCACCGTCGGAAATATAATATTGTTGTTGCTGTTCCGAAGACAGATTCTTGGCAGCGAATCGGTTGAAAGCGTAGCTCCCGGCTGGATTTTGAATTTGACATAGTACGTTATTCCGCTGTAAAAAGTCTGATTCGACATGGTTATCCGGGCAGCCTGATAGTTCCGCAACCCGTCGCAGACAAAGTGAAACCCGCTCTCCATCGGTGTGACCGTCACGCCAGTGCTGTTCGTACTCCATTTGGAGGAATCGACGAGATTATTCCCGGCTCCCCCGGCCCATGGCGCGTCGTAGCCGTGAAGGTCTTGGACAGCATCAATGTCAATGGTGAGGTCGCGGACAGGGATGCCGTCCGCACCGTCCTCAAATGAGGCGACAGCCGTATCGGAAATGGTGTCGTGGGGATAGAGCGCATTAATCGCCGCTGCCTGCGCAGCCGAAACGGGCTTGGAGAGGTCAGCCGTGTTGTCAACATTTTCGAGTCCGATGTCTCCTTTTGCAATGTTGACGTTCCCTGTGCGATACGATTCTTCACTATCGCCTTTGACACCCGTAATGGTGTTGACCTGCGCCCCGGTCTCAATGCCATCCAGCTTGTTTTTCAGCGTATCTGTGAAATCATTTTCAGACAGTTCTTTTCCGGTAACCTTGTCAACCTTGTCATCAAGCGCATCGGCCACTGCCTTGCTCGTAATGAGATTGTTGCTTGTGGAATCGGGCGCGGCATCAGGAATGATTGCCAACTGCTCACCATCACTGTCAAAACCGATAAACTGCCCAGCCATGCCGGTGAGATTCTTCTTACGATAGGTCAGTGTGTTCAGATTTCCTGTGTCACACCAGATGTTATTTTGTCCCAGCAGCGTTTTGACCTCCGTCGGCGTGAGCTGATAGGTCTGTGGCGTAGCCAGTTCATAGACCACCTGCGCGCCAGTTGTTGGGGTCGTTCCTGCGGCGTAAACATCACGGTCAGAAATCCATTCGCCGGGGAGTGTTTCGCCGTTGTAAGATGCGATATTAGCATCCGTCACCGTCAGCACGCCCGTTGTGACATTCAACGTCCCGCCGTAGCGTGTGCCGTCGAGGTCGATGGTGACTGTCGGATTTGCAGTCGCGTCGTGCGTCGGCTGCACCCACACCTTCGCCTCCGTCCAGCCGGAGATAGGGCAAACGTTGGAATACGGCTCATAGGGCACGTCCGTCTCCGACACGATGATGTCATACACCGTCACATCGGACGCCTGCGTTTCGCCGGTGGAGCCGTTCATAATAAAGGCGAAGAAGCAATCCGCAGAAATCGTGAGCGTTGTGTCATAGGTCAGCGTATCGGCGTAGATGCGCTCGTAATCCCGGATAGTCGCATTGGCATCTCTGAAACATACTCTCGCCCACGATGGGAGTGTCGCTCCCGGCTGGAGCTTGAATTTGACATGGTAGGTTCCGGGTGGGTACGTCTTGACCGAGCGGAGGATCCTGGCAGCCTGATACGTTTGAGAACCGTCGCCGACCAGCCGGAACCCGTTGCCGACCAAGGTGACAACAGCGCCGTTGTACCCTGTCCACTTTGTCGGGTCAACCTGATTATTGCCGGCCCCGCCGGCCCACGGCTTCGCATAACCGTGGAGGTCCTGCACGGGATCGATGTCAACCTTCAATTCTTGAACCGGGATTTCGTCTTCGCCATCAGAGAAGCTGGCGACTTCGGCGTTGGTAATGGTCTTAAGGTTGTACAGATTGAGCGCATAATGCGTATTCTTCTGTACATCAGCGGAGAGAACGATCTGCTCAACATCATCCGCATCCCATGCGCCAGAGTGGTTGAGAACGAATTTGTAGAGATCACCGTTGTAGATGCAGTAATCGCCAACAGAATAGTCCTGTGTCGAATCGAACAGATCTGCGAAGTTTCCGTTCACAACCGCGTCAGCCTGCTCGGCATAATATTTGGCGTTATTCTCATACGTCGGATCATCACTGCCAACATCAACACCATCACGCTGACCGACAGCCCAAGCCTCCGCATCTTCCGCGCTGTCATCCGCATCAGAAGCGCTGGAAGCGGATTGGCTTGCGTAATAGCTGGAGTTGTTCGTTGCGCTCGGAGTTCCGCTCGTACTGCCCGTCGCCCATTGTGCGGCGGTTTCCTTTGCGGTTTGGGCCATGGTATTTGCGCTTGCACTCTGTTCGGAATAGTATTTTGCGTTGTTGTGATACGTTGGATCGCTCGATCCGACATCCGTACCGTTTCTCTGACCGACAGCCCACGCCTCGGCGTTATCCTCAGAGGTCTGCGCAGAATCCTTCGCAATTACAGCGGCATCCTTCGCGCTGGAAGCAGACGATGCGTAGGTGCTTGCGGAGTTCTTCGAGGAGTCGGCTTGATCAGCGTAATATTTTGCGTTGTTGTGATATGCCGGGTCACCGGAAGCAACATCCGCGCCGTTCCGCTTTCCAACCGCATAGGCTTCGGAATCCCGCGCAGAAGATACCGCGGTCGAGCTTGCAGATTGCGCGTCGTTCTTCGCAGAGACAGAATCGTTCTTTGCAGAAACGGATGCGTCTCTTGCGCTCTCCGCATCAGCTTGAGCAGCTTCCGCAATGGCCTGTGCAGCTTCGGAAGCGGTCTGAGCAGCCTCTGCATCGTCCTTTGCGCTGGATGCGATATTCGCGTAATACTTCGCGTTGTTGTGGTAGGTCGGGTCTTCGGAAGGAACATCGGTTCCGTTCCGCTTTCCGACAGCATACGCCTCCGCATCTTCGCAGTGACCTTCCGCAGCGGTTGCCGCGGCTTCCGCTTCGGATGCTTTGGTAGCGATACTGCCAAGATCGCTGTAGAACTGCTGTTCGGTATCTTCATACCCGCCGTCAACCGCGTATTCATACGCGCTCTTGCCGTCTTCGCCGACAGAGGTATTCCCACTGTCCTCATAAGCAGAACCGTTCCAGAGCCCCCAATTCCCGTTCTCAAGGATGATCGGGGGATGCAGAATGTAATCTGCCTTCTCAGCGGCTTCCTCTGCATAGCTCTCCGCAGAGAGCATATAGCCTCTCGCAATCGCTGCAATCGCCGTGACGGTATCCACGGTGGTCATGTCGGTCGCAATGGGAGGCTCGCCCAAAGCCGCCTTTACAAAGGTCGTATACGTCTGAGACTTTGCCAGAAGCGTATCGCCGGAATACAGATGGATTTCTGCCGCACCCGTACCTTCCTTCGCAGTATCGTCAGCGGTGATCTCCCATGTAAGAGTATTCCCCGTAACAGAAGTTTTCTCTGCAACGTAGGGATCAAAGTCACCGGGACGCTGATACAGAAGCTCAAACGACCCTGCGCCGTATTCCGCAAAGCTGGAAATATCGAACTCGATCTTTCTGGAACCGAATTCACCGCAGATGCCAAGCTCGATCCGGCTGTTCCGGTTCAGTTCATCGGTCGCATTTTTGATAATCATCTTGTTTCCTCCTTCCTTTCAAAAGGCTTTCTATTGTTCGCGGGGTTTCTCTGTCACATAGTA